TGGTATATTGAATATAATGATATGAATAAATTGATGATTAATTTTATTAAATGTGGAGAGAATAGAGAAGAATTTGGTGGAATTATGATAAGTGGAAAAGAAGAATGTTTAATGGATGGATTGGAAATATATTTAGATGATAAATAATGTTATTTAGAATGAATATATATTAAAAAATAAATGTTAAATAAGTTTGTAAATTGAAGAATTCTCCCTATATTAAGGTATATTAATTAATTAAAAAAAATAAAGGTTATGAAAAGATTTGAAAAGGTATTAAATTATTTTGTTAAAAAAGGTTATGTTGTTAATAATATTAATGATGAAATTGTAATGTTTAATGATGTTGAATGGAATGATTATTATGAATTAGAAGGTTATAAAGATATATGTTGTGTTGAGGTGGATAGTAATTATATGAATAGAAAGAAATATGATGTAATTGTTGTGAAGAATAAAAAGGTATATGGTAATAATAATATGGATATATTATTTAAAGATATATTGAAGAAATATATTGGTGATGATAAGAAGGTATTATTGAGTGAGTTTATGAATAAATTTAATAATAATAGTTTGTTTGGTTTATTATATAATTTTAGAAGTGGTAGGTGGAATGTGAATGATTATAATGATAGGTTTGAAAATTGGTGTAGAAGAAGTGGTATGTTAATTAAAGAAAAGATTAATATTAATAATAGATTGTGGTTGGTTAAATAATATAATAAGATATAAGAGGGTATTATATATAGGTATTAATTTATTTATATATAATATACCTCCAGCATAGACTGATAATATAATAATGATAAACAAATAAAGGTTATGAAGCATCCATCATATAGTAAAGCATCCAATCAATACGCTAATAGATCTAATAATAAGCTCTCTAAGCAATCCAAACAAGCATTAGCCGATGAGCTTAAACGCTTTCAAGAAAGACTAAAAAGCCTTGATAAGGGTTAGACCAATTTGATATAGTGTTGATATAACATTGCATGCACATTGACAGTACATTTCCCTAACGGGTTGGGCACCAACGGGTTACGGCCTTACCTCTCTCCCTCAATCTGCTAGATTTTCGGTGTATAGTTAATATATATTTATATATTTATATATTAGTCATTATCTTATGAGTCCATAAATTCAATGATACTCTTACTCCTTTAATGACTTCATCTACTCCATGTAACACATTAGATCCATCAAATATAATGATATCTCCTTTCGTAGTGTTTATATATGTGTCTTTATCTATCTTAAATGATCCTCCTATATATGGTTCTGATATATCGCATACTATGGTTCTTTGACTTTTTTCGTCTTTATGCATTCTTAGACCACGGTTGGGTAAGTATTGAGTAATATTGATCCAAGAGATAGTATAGTTTTCAGGAATATATTCATTAAATGTATCGGCTATCTCATCAAAGTAACTGCCTTTATTGACGGTATATGCCTTCCAACGACCTCTTGGAGTATATAAAGCTTTAGATTTAAACGTATTTCTTATATAGTCACAAAAATCTTGTGGTATAGCATTTTGTATGGTACTAAAGCTTTCAAGTTGTTCCATTTACTAGTGACACTATAGTAAGTATTACTGCCATAATGATGATTGCCGTTAATGCTATAGAAGCTATAGTATAAGAGTCTCTCTTAGATTTATTATCGTAATAAGGATGTTTATCCATTATATGTTATTTCACCAGTTCAACCCATCCATGTAATAGGCCTCCTGTTATACGATTATCTATTGTCTGGTAATCTTTTACTTTATAACAATACACAAAGTCATTTAACAGTCTATCTGTCATATCTGAGGTCTCTCCTATAACTCTATAAGTTTTACCTCTATACATAAAAGTATCATTTACTCTTTCCACACCTACCGCAAGTCTTTCTATATGGTGCATTTAATGCCCCGCATTTACAATTCCATGTATTATCTACTAATTTCTCAGTCTTAAGGTCCTCCATAAAGTAAATATAAGATTACTACACCTATTATTAATGACATCCCCCATCTCTTATTCATCTTAGATTGTAACTCCTCAGGTATATGTATCTTATTATATCTTATATATACATCTTTTATGATGTTGAAGAGAAACATCACTATGGTGAAACTTAAAACCGCTATTGTAAAGCTTTGACTCATACTATAATATAAGGACTTTCTTTCAATCTACCAACATATTGATCGAAATACTTAAATGGAACAAACGTTATATACGATAATATAGAGAGAATTTTGGTAATAAACCACTAAAACCGTAGGGGAATCGCGGGAGCGTTTTTACGCTATATAACCGTTTTAACGTACCCAATTTTTTCAATATTGATATTTATAGTAAATAAACAGAATGAATACACTCTTTGCTGTTGGTTGTAGTTTTACATCAGGTATAAATGCATATCCAAATTACGAACTTACATCGTTTGAAAAAGAACGTCACTGGCTTCCTACACTTACAAACTTACTAGCCAAAGATGGTAGGCAGTACAAATGGGTTAATAAAGGTGTGGGTGGTATAGGTATGAAAGGTATACTTTACAACTTACTAAATATACTTCCGATCGTAAAAAGTGGGGACATGTTAATATTAGGTTCTACATATTATGATAGAATGTCTTATATAGAAAATGTTGATGAGTCACAACTTAACCAAGTAGTGATTACTCCTAAAGGTGCTGAGCAATATCTAGACGGTACAGGTCCTGATATATTTCCTGAACAAAGTAAACAGTACAACGACCTTCTGGTAACTCATTATGTAGAAAATAGTTTCTTGTGTTCAGACGATGGCATGAACTACCTACATACTGAAGGTATATTCTTAGAAAGAGCTTTTCGCAATTTGTGTGAGTTATTAGAAGCTAAAGGAGTAACCTGTTATAGGTGGAGTAATGAAATATGGTTTGACGAAAACTTTGAATTGGTAGAAAAATGGACTAAGGATTATGTCGACGATGGACATTGGTCTCCTAATGGTAATACAGCTGTAGGAAGATTCTTTTATTGGTGTATTAAAAATGGATATAAAAACTTTAGTTCTCAATACTTAGAGAAATGCCTTACACAACCTAGAACCTTATGGCATTGGGATCCAGAAGAAGTAAAGAACCAGCAGGAATTTTTTGATATTCATGATTTTAAGTACCATAAATTTAAAAACCCTAATGATAAACCATTTATTTAGAAAATAGTTCTTATATTTATAAAATATGAAACCTATAGAACCTAAAAAGTTGTTCGACATATTTCAAGCTGATGATGAAGCTGTGTATAAAGAACACGGTATGACCGAAGTATTAGAAAGTTCGTATGTTCTATTAGGTATGGTAGTAAGAGGTGTAGAAAACTTTCACTTAATGGATGTAATGTATTCTAAAAACTACCCTAATGAGTATAAACGTAATAAAAAAAATATATCAATACGGTATTTTACTAAGTTATTTTCCTATCTTAAAAGAATAAAAGATAAACCAGAACAAGTAATTGCTGAATTAGAGGTAGGATTTGATTATACTCAGATAATAATGTCTTTAGATTTCCTAAGAGTATTTTTCGAAAAGATAGAACACTACGAAAAGTGTGCACTGATAAAGTCGTATATCGATACAGCAATAGTTTTCAAAGAAGATATATAAAATAACCTGTTAATTAGTTGTTACTCTGATATAAAGTACCTATATTTAAGTATAATAAAAAAATCAAGGTTATGTTTTCAATGTTTGCACTAGGTCTCTTTCACGGGATTATTATTTTAGTTACTATTCAACTTAGTAAGTTAGTTTTTTCTTATATCAAAGCAAATGGTATAGATGAATGGGTCGGTTTACTTGTAGTTGTTATTTTACTTACTCTCAGTACTTCCTGCACTAAAGATGAAATTACTCAAGATTTATGCGGTGACTGCCAGGTAAGGTTTGAAATTCCTTTCGAACAAGATGCTAACGGTTATTATCATGCAAAACTTTCATTTAATTCAGCAGGTGCTGCTAGATTTAACATAGATGCTTATGCTTCAACTATTGCAGATAAGGATTTATGGGAAAATGATACTCCTAACTTCTATTCTATCTTTTCAGGTAACATAGAACTTACTAACGATGTAGGTGTAGTTCAGCATTCTAGATTACAGCATGATAAAAGTGGTTTTACTAGACGTACAGTTGGACCAGTTCTTACAGATCATATAGGTGATACACTAGTAGTATCGGTAGATACTCATTGGGTTTATGCACCATTGTGGGAAAATACAAAAAATACTTTAAAAATAATTATAGAATAGTTGATTCTTAAAAATAAAAGTATTATCTTATAGAATATTATTATTATTATTAATAAATATAAATTTAAAAAGATAATATATAAATATATAATTATATAAATATATATAAAATAATCTATTATGACATTATCGGCAGAAAAAATACACAAAAATTACGAAAAGCATCTAAAAATTATAGATAGCTACATAGGTGACCGTAAGGACTCTATCAAAACTATGATTGAATCTTTAGGAGAGAACTACATTATGTCACCTGCAAGTGGTAAATCATGGTACCATAATGCTTTTCCCGGTGGATATGTCGATCATATCAATAGAGTAGTGGAATATGCGGTAAAGCAGTCAAGGTTATACGAAGAGATGGGTGGAACAATTGATTACACCGAAGAAGAACTAGTCTTTGCCGCATTATTTCACGATTTAGGTAAGATAGGTGACGGTGAATCACCAAACTACATACCTCAGACTGATAAATGGCGTCAGGATAAGCTATCAGAAATGTATACACCTAATCCAGACCTACAGTTTATGTTAATTCCAGATAGGTCACTCTTCATACTACAGAAATTTGGTATACAAGTTAGTCAAAAAGAGTTTTTAGGTATAAGATTACACGATGGTGTGTTTGATGATGCTAATAAATCTTACTTCTTTAGTTATCAAGAAAGTTCTCGTCAAAAAACAAGCCTAATATCAGTACTACACACAGCCGACTTCTTAGCTTCCAAGGTTGAATACGATATATGGAAGGGGAACGGTGGTTCATCCCAACCAAAAGTACAAAAAACACAGTCCTCCACAGGTAAATCAGTGAAATCTTCAGAAGGATTAAGTAAATTACTTAAAAACATATAAAATGACAGAAATTTTTACAATACACAACATTATAATCGGGGTTTTAGTTGTTATTCTAAGTTTTTTATTCTACCTTTTAAGAAACTTACTAATCAAAGTGGAAAAATACGAAGATGTAGTAAGAGACCAAGTTGAATATTTACAAAACATATCAAAACTAGTAGCACAGTCGCAATCAAACCTTAAAGACATAGATTCACGTGGGGTATTTGAATCAGACGATGAGGTAGGAGAGTTTTTCAAAATTTTAAAGAGTATACAAGAAGAACTCAACCGTTACATGCTCCCCGAAAACTATGGCAAGGAAGAAATCCAAAGCTAATTACTTTACAAAAGAAACAGAAGAGTACATAAAGAAGTATAACGTATCTACAGATCACGAATACCGTGCTAAGATATTTACAGACCACATCTACTTACCTTTTTACAAGTTAGCCGAAAACATCATACATACTTTTAAGTTCTACTATACAGATGTTGAAGCTATAGAAGATCTTAAACACGAAATCGTATCAGTACTACTAGAAGAAAAGATAATGAAGTTTGACCCAACTAATGGTGCAAAAGCATTTTCTTATTTCGGTACAATCGTCAAAAGGTGGTTAATTAACTACAATAATAAGAACTATAAGAGACTTAAACAGGTAGGCTCCTTCACAGAAATGGAGGAAAGTTATGAAGGTCATCGACAATACGATGATGACTATAAAATAACCCTTTCTAAATTTATAGACTCATGGTGCTCTTCAGTATACGACAGATTAGATGAACTTTTCTTTAAAGATAACGAAAAAGTAATTGCAGATGCAGTACTCACATTATTTAGAACTCGTCACGATATAGAAATATTTAAAAAGAAAGCACTCTACATCTATATAAGAGAAATGACTGATTGTGAAACTCCTCACTTAACTAGAGTAATATCGATACTAAAAGAAGACTTCAAGCAAAAGTATCAAGTACTTTATGACCAAGGGTTGATTACGAATAAACCTTTGTAACTCTATTTATAAAGAAACAATATGAGCTTAGATAAGGAAATATTCAGCGGAAAGACTCTATCTGACCTCTTTGGAGAAATTCACGACAACTCAACCAATACCAGAGCACAAATTAAGGCTTTGATAGGTGAACTTAAACCTCTTATAGAAAATGTGGGAGACGCTACCTTAATTGTTCCTATGATAAAGGAATATATGGAGATAGGTGTTAGGAATGATGAACATCTTATAAAGTTAGCTACTGTCATACAAAGAATTGAATCTGCAGCAGCAAAAGGAGAAACAAATGAGATGTTTGACTTTTCTGAATTGCAAGGTCTATTAGAAGAGTCACAAGACACAGTAGATGAAGTCGAAGATAACCAAGAGGAAGAAGAATAATGTTTGGAAGAGTAGCAAGCCTATACGATACAATCTCCAGTGAATTTAGCTCACCAGATGTATTTCATGCCAGAGTAGTTGATGTAATTATGGATGCCAATCATCCTGACTACGAAACATTCGGAGCAACAAACTCACTTTACGGTGTTAAGTACAAACCTATAAATTCTAACGTAGATGAAGAAGCAGACGAACAGTTTTTATTTGCTTACTGTCAACGTAATGATTCGATAAAAGTACCCCTAAAAGGGGAAGTAGTAGAAATAATATCTCAACCTGATGAAGATAGGGATAAAGATTCTACTCAAACTAAAGATTACTGGCGTAGTATAGTAAATTTTTGGAACCACCCTCATCATTCGGCAAGTCCAATAACTGAAGAAAATGATTTTGGAGATGATTTCGAAGAAAAACAAACTATAAACCCACTACAACTCTTTCCAGGTGATGTAGCTATAGAAGGTAGACACGGTAACACTCTTAGATTTGGCGGTACTAATTTTGATTCTAATCCTTTTTCTGAAGATGACAACAACGGTCAACCGTTTATAATTCTTAAAGCTGGACAAAAAGAAGGTGAAGATTCAATAGAAACTGTAGTTGAAGATCCTAATGAGGATAAATCTTCGATATATATGACTTCAGATCATATAGTAGAGTTAACTCAAGCTAACGAAAAAAGAGATGCATTTGAGGAAGAACCTGAAATGGCAGATGTACACAAAGGACCTCAAGTAATAATAAACTCAGGTAGATTGTTTTTTAATGCAAGAGATGAAGGTGCTTTTATTTCTGCAAATGAAATGATAGGTCTTAATGCCAAAGTAGTAGGTATAGATTCTGATGACTACATTGGGTTAGATAGTAAAAAGATTTACTTAGGTACTGACGCATTCAATGAAGATGAACCTGCACTAAAAGGAGATACAACCACAGTTTGGTTAGACGATTTAGTGAGTTTGTTAGAGGCATTAGCTAATACTATGGCAACAACACCTCCAGCTCCTCCAACCTACATAGCAGCATTAGTAAAAGAAGGAATAAAGCTAAAAGCTCAGTTACCTAAACTTAAGAATTTACTTAACAACCTACACTCTAAAAAAGTGTTTATAGATACTAAATAATGCCATACGTTAATATACCTCCTAGTTTTTTACCCTCTGCTATTGCTAAGATAACTGGCAAAATAGAAGGTGAAATAACTGGTGCAGTACTTAGTAAAGCTAAAAGCCTAATAGATAAAATGCAATCGGAAGGTTGCCCAAAAGACTTAGCAAGGTTACAAAACCAAGTCAACGGGTTAAATACCATGATAGGGTCAATAGACGGGAGGTTAGCAAAGTTTCAATCACTTCCTAAGAAGTTAAAAGGGCCGTTGAATGGACTTAAAACCGCTTTAAAAATTATATTAGCCATTCCTATACCTCAGGCAGTACCCCCTGGTATTGGTTTACCGATTAATATAACTACTAAGTTTGCTGATATGCTTCATCTTATAAAAGAGTTCATTAGACAAATATCAGACGACGTAGATGCATTAACCGTTATTACTAAAGGCTCTTCAGTACAACTAAAATCCATAACACGCAACCTACAGAAGTTACAAATAGGAACAAAAGTGTGTATACTTGAAAAAGAGTTAGAAAATCTTCAAGAGGAAGAAGAACTTACATTTGAAGACATGGTTAGATTAGGATTAATATCTGATGATGGAGACTTAATTACCTCTAGCTTAAGAAGAAGAGCAATTGATTTAGACACTTACGGGTCATTATCTGTTAACGCAATAGCAAACAAAACAGGACTGACCCCACAGCAAGTAGCTGAACAGTTAAAAAACAAACAGGATATTACCCCTGACAATGATATAGAAAAAGATTTTGTAAAGGTATTAGACAATCTTGATAATGCAACACATAGTGGTATAAAAGCAAAATTAAAAGATGTTCTTGATTCCTTTGTTGACAACGACGATACAACTAAAAGCACAGGAGATAAATTTACACATATAGGTCCAAACGGTATACTTTACAAACTGGACATTATAAAAGATCCAGATTCTCCTACAATCGCTCCTAGAAGATTTGCTGTAGCAATTGACCCTAGTAACGTAATAGTACTTAGAGGACCTAAATCATTTAGTTCTTCTGTAGAAATACTTTTAAATGAAATTAAATTCAGAATAGATAATCAACTTCCATAACTAAACTATTTATATATATGAAACTCGATCAATTAAGAAAGATTATACGAGAAGAAGTACGAGCAGCAGTTAAGGAGGAGTTACAAGATGTAATGAATGAAGCAGTGAAATATGCTTCTACTCCCACACAACACACTGCTAACGTATACCAGGCTGTAGAAAAGGGGCAACCCAAAAAATGGTCTGTTGGCAAAAGTGCAACTCTAGATGAGATGTTAAACGCTACCAAAGAAGAAATGACAGGTGAAGATGCTAAAAATATAATGGGTGCTTCTGGAGCTCAGAAACCTAATTTTGCATCAATGATGTCAAATCAAATGGTAAGAGAAAACAACGGACCTATGCCTGGAATAGACATTACAAAATTAGACTTTGTATCTAAAGCAAAATCAGTTTTAGATGCAGCATATAAAAGAGATAAAACAAAAACAGGATCATTTTAATGGCATTTGAAGTAAAAAAAATAGACCCAATTGATTTGCAGCCTAGAAAGGCTGTAGGAGTTAGTCTTCCTTTTTCTGGTAAAGCAGTTTTCAATCAAACATATCAGACTAAAGATGCTATTAAGACTAACATCATAAACTATTTTCTTACTTCTAAAGGCGAAAGGTACTTAAACCCTACCTTTGGTAATAGTCTACAAAATTTACTATTTGAACAACTGACACAAGATAAAGTACAACAAATAGAAGAACTAGTAAGATCAGACCTTGAACTGTATTTTCCAAAAGTTGAACCTGTAGAGATAAATACTATAGGTAATGCAGATAACAACACAGTTAACTTTTCTTTAAAATATAAATTAAGAAACACAGGTATTGAAGATGAAGTTGTAATAAATTTTGAACAATAATGGCAGAACAAAGAGACATAAAGTATATAAACAGAGATTTTAACGACCTAAAAACGTCGTTAGTTGAACTGGCTAAGAATTACTTTCCTGACGCTTACAACGACTTCAGCCCTACTTCACCCGGTACCATGTTTATAGAAATGGCTGCCTATGTAGGGGACGTTTTATCTTTTTACCAAGATAATCAACTTCAAGAAACATTCCTACAGCACGCTAAAAACCCTTCTAACTTATATTCATTAGCTTACATGATGGGGTATAAGCCAAAAGCAACCTCAGCAGCAGAAGTAGAGCTAACAGTAACACAAAGAGTAGAGGCTACAGGAGTTAGTTATAAACCAAACTTCGATCAAGCTTTAACTCTAAGTAAGAATGCTATTATAAAAGCTACTGTAGGAGAAAATTTAAGCTTTCTCACAAATGAATCTGTAGATTTTAACTTTAGTAGTTCATACGATCCAACTGACATACGTATACATTCACTTGATAGTGGGAACCCTGCAGAATACATACTTAGTAAAAAAGTAAGAGCATTCTCAGGAACAATTAACACGGTTACACAAACTTACACTACAGCAGAAAAATTTGCTACATTTGAAATAAATGAAGATAATATCATCGGTATATTAGATATTGTTGACAGTGACGGTAATGAATGGACCGAAGTACCATTCTTAGGACAAGACACAATTTTCGATACTCAAGCAAACACTAACACTGATAGTAATATAGTACCAAACAACCTTAAACTTAAAAAGGTACCACGAAGATTTGTAACAAGACTTAACTCGACAGGTAAGCTACAAGTACAGTTCGGTAGTGGGATAAGTGTACAAGACGATGAAGATATCATTCCTGACCCTACAAAGATTAGACAATCCGACACTTTTATAAGTTCCAACGAATTCTTTACTGCGTATGATCCTTCAAACTTTCTATTTACAAAGAGTTATGGATTAGCTCCTTCTAATACAACACTCACAGTAAGGTACTTAACAGGAGGAGGAGTAGGAGCAAACGTACCTTCTGACACCATAACGTCTGTTGACACCGTTGTTACTTCTGCTATAGATGATACATATGTAGCTACGTTAGCATTTACTAACAAAGAACCTGCATCTGGAGGAAAAGATGCTGATACAACAGATGAGTTAAGACAAAACTCTTTAAGATCTTTTGCAGAACAACAACGAACGGTAACATTACAAGACTACACTGTAAGATCTCTTTCACTACCTGCTTCATTTGGTAGTATAGCTAAAGCTTATGCAACTAAAGATGGATTAGTAAGTAACGATACAAGTGCTTTAGGTTCAAATCCTCTTGCAATAGGACTTTATATACTAGCGTATGACATCAACAAAAAACTACTTCCAGCAAGTAGAACACTTAAACAAAACCTCAAGACATATCTTGCAGATTTTATGCCAGTAACAGATGCAGTAGATATAAAAGATGCATTTGTAGTAAATATAAAGGTAAAGTATGAAATAGTAACCTTACCAAGTTATGCAGCTAGAGATATTCTTTTACTTTGTAACCAAAAGTTGATTGAGTATTTTGAAATAGAAAAATGGAGTATCAATCAACCTATAAACCTATCTACTCTCTACACACTCCTAGACGAAGTAAGAGGTGTACAGACAGTAAAAGCAGTAAGAATAGAAAATTTAGCTGGAGGTAGATATTCAGAACATGCTTACGACGTAAAAGGAGCAACCAAAGATAACATAGTTTACCCATCATTCGACCCATGTATATTTGAAGTAAAATATCCACAGGAAGATATTGAAGGTAGAGTAACAACATTGTAAGATGGCAATATATAGATTATATCCTGAAAAAGACACCTACCTTAATAGTTATTCAACTACCGGAGGCTTTTATGCAAATGCCGGTAAGGATGAAATATTAGAAATAGGTGGTTATGTAGACATTGATAAGTCTGGTCAGGCTAAGAGAACTCTTATACAATTTAATCAAGGTAAATTAGTTAGCGCCATTGACGGTAAAGTAACCGGTCCAATTTCAGCAAGCCTTAACCTTAATCTTGCTAATGCAACTGAGTTACCAACATCTTATTCAATATCGGCTTTTCCTATATCATCTCAATGGACAGAAGGTTTAGGTAAAGGGGATGACACTCCAAATAATACTTCAGGTTGTTCTTGGAAGTATAGAGATGACGGAGTAACAGAATGGTCTACTTTAGGAGCAGATTACTCTACCGGTAGTTCAAGTACGGTATCATATAATGTAAATGACAGCCATGATCTTTCTTTAGACGTAAGCAATATTATATCAGCTCATTACTCAGGTTCAATCACAAATAACGGAATACTTCTTAAAATAGACGACAGTATTGAATTTAACACTACATCGTCTACACTACTTAAGTACTTTAGTAACAATACAAACACAGTTTATCATCCATACTTAGAATTAAAGTGGGACGATTCTACAGTTACAGGCAGTCTTACAGAATTAGATACAGACATCGCTACTGTAAAAATAAAAAATGCAAGAGAACAGTACTCAATTACAGATTCTATAAAATTTAGATTATCGGCTAGACCTAAATACCCCACAAGAACATTCACTACTAGTTCTATTTACTTAACGGAGTATAAATTACCCGTTGAATCATATTGGGGTATTAAAGACGAAACTACAGGAGAAATGGTAGTTGATTTTGACACATCGTTTACAAAGATTAGTGCAGATGATACTAGTGCGTACTTTAATGTTGATATGAACGCTTTATCACCTTTACGTTATTATAGGTTACTTGTAAAGACTACTGTAAACGATAACACTATTGTTATTGATAATAAAAATATATTCAAGGTAACTAAGCATGGCTAATGAAATCAAAATACAGAAGAAAGTATATGATCCTAAGACGTTTGATAAAGTTATCGACAGAGACTTCAAAACGTTTGCTCAACCGGACGACCCTGCTTTACAACCTACAGTAGAGGAGTTTTTTAGCTTATACGATCAGTTATATTTTGAAATACCTTTAGAAGGAGAAACTAATTCCCATACCTTTTTAGTTACAAAAAGTTCTGAACTATTGGATTACGAAAAAGATACTGCAGATATACAACCTCTTTTAGATGAAATAAGTACACTTAGAGAACAAGTTTTATCTCTAAATGAACAATTAATAGAAGCAAATACACCTAACGTTTAATGAGCACATTCAAATACACTGTAAAGGGAATACCATTAAGCGGGGTAGGTTCGTCAAAACAGCTTGACGATAAGGATCAAAAACTGATACAATCCTTTGATATAAATTCATTTTTTGACACCTCTAAACACAGATTAGATGTATTTGTATATAATTCAGACAACACCTTTTTACAGAGTGTTTACGATTATCCAAACTATTCAGCACTACTTAATGCAGCATCAGCCGGTAAAGATGGTTTACTTAACCTAACGTTAGACCCAGCTAAGGATGCTAAAGAGTTAGGATATGAAAACGGGGATATAAGATTACTATACAAGTTTACTGATGATTTATTTTCTGACGATAAAAGAGTAAAACAGTTTTTCGTACACGATATATCACCAGACCGTACTGAATTACGTGCTTTATCAAATCACCTAACAGATGACGAGATACAAAATTATGCATCTGAGTTAGAGAAAAAACTTAATACTGGTTCATTCTTTTCTGAGTTTAACTTAAACTTCGAAAAACTTGTTACATCTATTGGTATTAACGTAACTACCGAAAGGATAGATGAAGGGTTATCACTAGTTGTAAAACTATACAAACCTTTAGATAACACAGTATCGGTAAAAGATATATTTAGTGTTGTAAATCTTGTTAGTGATACTAAGTATTTTGAAATAAGTTCAGAGTATTTACAAGATGAAATAAAGTTAGGGTACATTAAAGGCCCTAATTTTAATGTTGAAATAGTAGATGAAAATTCTAATCCAACAGAGTTTTTCAATTACAATGAACTATTTAGTTACCCTGTTACAAGTTCATACTTTGAGCTGAGATCACTTTTCAATGAAAAAAGTGCTCAAATAGCTATAGATCATTCTGATTACGAAGATTTTATTCACTTTAGTTCTGCTGAAGAAAGATTAAGAAACTTCAAGTATAAGTTAGATTTAATAAACAGTTACGAAAGTAGTCTACACTCTATAAACAGTACCGGATACACTAAGACAGGTGTCACAGGTAGTGTTAGTTATTACGAAAACCTTATTGAAGGTATAGTACAGAACTTTGACCATTACGATAGGTACTTATACTATGAAAGTGGAAGCAGTGCTTGGCCTAAACTCAACAGTTCAAGGCCATATTTTAACCAAGCCTCAACAACTAATGAGAGTATTACTTGGTTTACCAATCAAATAGTAACAGCATCAAACTACGATAATACCAACGTTGACATATTATCTAATACTATTCCTACTTTTTTAAGAGAAGATACGCAAAATACTCCATACTTAATGTTTGTGCATATGATAGCACACCATTTTGATAACTTGTGGATTTATTTTAAAGCAGTCTCTGATAAGTATGATGCAGATAATAGGTTGAACTTTGGTGTATCAAAAGACTTAGTAAAACAGGCAGTTGAGTCACTAGGTGTTAAACTGTACAATAGTAATCAAAATTTAGATAATTTATTTTCTTTACTTACTGGGGAATCATATGTTTCTGGTAGCGAGGTAATTAATGAAATTATAACAGCAGTATCAGGTTCAGGTAGCGAACACCTACAACCTATGCCTAAGGATGACTACCTCAAAGAAGTTTACAAACGTATTTACCACAATCTACCTTTGATACTCAAATCTAAAGGTACAGAAAGAGGATTAAGAGCATTAATAAATTCTTTTGGTATACCTAACAGTATCCTTCCAGTAAAAATATATGGCGGTAAAGATACTCAAACTGAAAAATTTACTGGTCAAAATTACGTTACTAGTTCTTTAGACAAGATCAGATTAGATAACACAGGTAGTCTCGTCTCAGGTAGCACTCTTTCGAAGTATGCTTCTATTCGCAATAGAAACAGTAAATATACAGACGACCTACACACTGTTGAGGTAGGATTTTCAATTACAAAGTTATTAGATGATTATTTAGAATCAAGATTGAGTAGTAGTTTTCATATTGATGACTACATTGGTGACCCTAGAGACTCATCTAACGACACTTACTACGAACTACAATCTTTAAGAAACACACTGTATAATGAAGATGCAGACCTTGGTAGCAATGTTTGGGACTTTATAACAGAAAATTGGGACCAATACAACGGTTATTGGAATACAGAAGGTATATTTAGAAACCCTTCTGGGTTTGTTAGGTTAATAAAGTTTTTTGATAACAGCATATTTAGAGTAATCAAAGACCTCATTCCTGCTAGATCTACTATCAACACTGGAGTAGTTATTAAACCAGATATACTTACACGAAACAAAGCAAAACAAGTTTCTGTATCATTTGAAAATAAAATATACACAGGTAGTATAGAGGTAGGTAGCATAACCGGTAGTCATGGTGAATCTTTTGGGTATAAACAAAACTACAACACAAACCATTCAGCTAGTATACTTTCTCCACTAGGTTACGTCCATAGAAACGTTACCGACCAAAGTCCTAAATTTACAGGAGAATTTTCAGGTAGTCTAGTAATAGCATCCGATGGTGAATTAAATAGTGGCAATACATTTAAGAAAGGTGCACAACCTATTATTGACTTTAACTTAACAGTATTTAACCTATCATTACCAATACCACCATCTTGTGACTTGTTCCTTAGAGCTACATACCTCGGTGACATACTTAACTTTTACGGAGAATTTGAAAGAGGCACAGTACGTACTATTTATCCAGAGACGGTTGATGCTACTTCCGGTAGTATAAACCTTATAGTTGATTATACTTTATATGAATATGCCTCTGCAGTAGCAGAAGGAGTAACATATGGAGGAGGTGGTACCGGAATATTTGACGGATGGTATACCGAAGCTAATGGAAGTGGTTCACTAATTACGACAGGTAGTACCCTGACAGTGACATATGATTTACAAATCATTTCAGGTTCAGAATATTATGCAAACTTTTTAAATGACTAATGACTGAGATAGAATTTACAAATACAAAACCATCAGCTTATGGAGGAGCAGTAAATGCCAACCTACTTATTAGTAGTAGTGTTTCCGGGTCAAAAAACACCCCACAACCACCGTTTGCTATTGTGGGTATATCGATTCCTTTCCAAGATGATAACAATATAAAGCTAGAATCAGCATTAAAAGAGGTTACTGAATTAAGATTTGATTTTACTGAAGGCGTAGTTACACCTAAAGTACTAGAACGTCAAAGAAGAGATGGCTTTTTTTACCTTAGACTACAAAAAACATTTGTAAGTAGTTTACCACCGGTAATTGATACATTAGCAGCGGGTACCGCAGCAGAACAGGACATATACAGATATGACGATTCAGAATTTGTATTTGTACCGTTTTTTGAAATCGGGTTCAATAATAATGATTCAAATCCTCTTATTAATAACTCAAACAGTAGTAAGACTAACGCAATTAGGCAGGTAGTTGACAGAACATCAGATGCAGCAAACCCAACTAACCTAGATGCCATACTTACTCAAACAGCTCAACCTGCACAGGTACAGAATTGTTCTTATACAAAATCAGGACTTATTAACGGGAGGTACTTAGGAACTAAACTTACAAGTGGAAGCGTCGTAGGTAATGACCCTGCTATATCTTTTAGACAAATTGGAGCATCAATACACTTATTAGATGCTTCTCCAACAGCAATAAGAAATATAAACGATAATGCCAGATTAGTAGAACAGGTATACTTTAACCCACTTTTATCAGGATCTCATCCAAACAAAGCAGTACAAACATTTCCAAGTGGTTCTAACTTTTTGTATGAAGAACAAAGTAGAAGATTTATCAGGTTAGCAAGTAAAAAAGTATACATTGTTGAAAAAGATCAAGTATTAACCACCGATGAATTCGGTGTAGCAATTTCAGTTGATTAAAACACTATAACTAACATATTTATATAAAACACATATAATAAAATGGGATATTTAGATAATTCGGTCGTAACAGTTGATGCGATCCTAACCAAAAAAGGAAGAGAGCTGTTAGCTAGAGGGGACGGTTCTTTTAAGATCACTCAATTTGCACTAGCAGACGATGAGATAGATTACACCTTATACAATCCACAACATCCCTCAGGTTCTGCTCTTTACGGTGAGGCTATAGAAAACTTACCTTTATTAGAAGCCTTTCCAGATGAGACACAGATAATGAAGTACAAGCTCACTACACTACCAAGAGGTACTTCAAAATTACCAATATTAGATATTGGATTTAGTTCAATTACACTCAAGCAAGGTGCATCAGTAGCAGTAACCCCTCAAACACTTAACTACTTAGGAGCAACTACAATTTTTGAGAACGAAGGATATACAGCAACACTTGCTGATATTAGAGTATTGAATTCATTTACAGGTGTAGGTGTTAACACAGAAGAAGCAGAAAGATTAAACACAGGTACAACAATTGGAACAAATGTTTCTAAAACAGTAATTGGTACATCAATCAACTTGACAGCAACTTCAGTAAACACTTTATTTGGAGATAGAACACAGCTACAAACTACTTTAACAGTAATAGGTAGAGGTTCTGGTGCAAGAATTACAATACCAGTAACAATTTCCAAAACTAATTAATTATGTCATACAAAAGATTTGATAAAGAAGACGTTGTAGTAAGTGCTGAATCAATCACCTCTCCTGTATGGACTGGTGGAGCTACTACACTATCAACGTTTTTTACTTCATCAACACAAACCGGTGGAACGTCTGCCGATTACTATTATAACATATACAACACAGGTTCAGCTTTAGCTAATTCGAGAGTTCAATTTGCTGTTGCATATGCTGATAAAAAAGGAAGTGGTTCACTTTCATTTAATATTAACGTACCAGGTAAGTCACCTTCATCAACAATATACGGACAGTACAGAAATCTTGTACTAGGAGATGAAGATAAAGATTTTACATTCGGTTCAAAAGTGTCAGAACATTTTTATGCTCTTACAGTTGATAGAGCTAGATATAAAGAAAAATTACTTCCAGGTTCTCTAGATTTAGTACTAGGGATATCAGGGAGTGGAGCTAGATTACGTCTTACTGATGATAGTCAAGTAAACTCTACTATAAGGTTTAACGATGCAGGAAGGGTATATGAATTAGTTTCTGGTTCTGCTGGTACAGTTTATACTGCACAAAATGCAAACGGATATACAGAAGCATCTGGTTCATACGGTAAACTACTACCAGACGTAGGAGTAATTTTACTTAACGGTAATGCATTAGACTTACCAACTGGATCTGCAGGAGGTATACAATTAAGTACAGGAAGAGGAAGCAACACTGCTGATCTTAACCAACGTGTTTTATTTGATGCTATAAAGTTTGGAGGTAATTTTAGAGTACAATCTGAAGAAACTATTTCATCTAACTTTGTATTTGTAAGAGCAAGGAATAGTGAATTTAACTATTCTACTAATCCATCTCTCATTACTGGTTCTGGAGAAATTCGTCACAATGTAATGATCGATACTCCACAAACCTTTGTTACCACCATTGGACTATACAACGACAACAACGATCTATTAGCAGTAGCTAAATTATCAAGACCCTTACTAAAAGATTTTACAAAAGAATCTTTAGTTAGAGTTAAGCTTGATTATTAATGAATGAGCACATACAAAAAACTAAACAGGCAAGATGTATATGTCTCTGACTACGTAGCACGTAAGCAATGGCATGCTACAGGTAGTTTATTGACAGACTACGGTATTGATATCCTGAGAGGTTTTTCAAGTTCGTTAGACCACTACCCTAACGACTACTTTAATGGTAGATCTCAAGAACTGGTTTGGAAAAGTATCAATCACCTTTACTATAAAGACAGTATAGGGGATAATATCTACTCAGGATCTAACGAACACTACAGACAGTCATCATTAAGTAAAACCGGTTCTAGGTTGATAGATGATGAGGTTACTGTAATTTCTATTCCTAAAAATGTATTCGGTACACATATTGACAAACATAATTTTGTACTAACTCCTGATGCTAGTTCTAAATATATTTTAGATGACTACGTTGTGGACTTCAATACCGGTGTGAGTGAGTATACTGAAAACGTAACATCACTGTTTGGTGCAAAAGGTATTGACTTAACTGACTATTTAGTTGACGAAGGAGATTACGTAGATGAAGAAACAGACGGACAGTATGTTGAGATAGACACAGACCAGCAAAGAATTGAAATAATTGATGACGGAGAAGGTAATTTAATATTTTCAGGTTCTGACGAATATTATACCAAACCAGAAAGAATACTTGGTGATGTAATATACACACATGGGCAAGTTGTAATAACCGATAAGGATATAGCTAGATATTATTCTACTTTTATAGACCCGTCTCTTAGCTGGAAAGCAAATCAACCTATTTATACGTATAATGTACACTGTAAGGTTAAAGATTCGGAGTTGAATTTTACCTATAATAAAACAGCGTTAACAGGTTCAAATGGTGAACTAGCCAGCAATGTAGTAGGAAGTGATTTCACTCCTTATATTACGACAGTTGGTTTATATAATGACGCCAACGAACTAATAGCTGTTGCTAAAACAGGTAGACCGATTCCTAAAAGTCAACACAGTGATATGACATTTGAAATAAAAATTGATATATAATGCCTATATTCTTTAGAGCAAATAAGACACAACCGCTAACCTATAGTGAAATGGACCAAAACATGGGTTCGTTTTTCTACTCTAGTTCAATAGCAAACGAAGGTGCTACACTAAAGTTACACTTTTCTGGTAGTTCACAGGTACCGGTAAACAATGTTGCACATGAAGTACCACTAACCAAAGGACTTACACCACAGACAGATAGAAGAATAGCTTTCTATTCAGGTAGTAATTCAGTTACAACTGCACCTGGTCTCATTGCTAGTCAGTCTAACAATAACGTTAGTGTAGGTATAAACATAAACGAGGCAACCGATCTACCCCTCACCTATAACTTAGAAGTATCTGGTAGTATAAGAACATCAGCAGCAGTTTTTCAGTCATCAGACGAAAGACTAAAAAGTAATATTGAAACGGTAGACGAAGCACTTTATAAAATTGTTTCTTCAAGAGGAGTTACTTTTGATAAAGACGGTAGTAGACAAGTAGGAGTGATTGCACAAGAAATTCAAAAAACTGTTCCAGAAGTTGTTTCAGAAGATAATAATGGCTATCTTAGCGTTAACTATAATGGTATAGTAGGTGTTCTTATTGAAGCAATAAAGGATTTAAAAGCTGAAATAGAAGAACTTAAAAGTAAATTATAATGGCAATAACGTTTAGAGGAACTAAAGGTTCTTCGTTATCACATAGCGAACTAGATCAAAACTTTAGAGAGTTTTTCTATTCTGCATCTTACGAAGGATCGAATCTCGAACTACATAAGTTATCTTCTGTGAGTAGTTCTGTAAGTATTCCTCTATCTAACCCTGTCGGACTTAACGGTGCAATTCAGTTTAAAAAAGGTAGTGCAGTATCTGGAGCAAATGCTCAATTTACAGGTAGTCAAAATCTTACATTTGTCGATAATAATCTTAAAGTAACTGGATCTGTACTAATAGACGCATCTGGACTTAATAAAGAAGTAGTTATAAGTGGTAGTACCACAATGACACAGAACCTAACAGTACAAGGTACATTAACTGCTGAAGAGTTTGTTACCGAACGTAACACAACAATACAAATATATAATTCAGGTTCTACAATATTTGGTGACAGTGCTGACGATAGTCATGAAAGAACAGGTAGCTTAAAAGTATTAGGAGCATTTAATTTAGTAGGGTCTGGTAGTGTTACCAACCTTACAGGATCATTTTCAAGTTCGTTTGAAGGTAGAGTAAGAAGTACCGATACAATAGCATCAGGTTCTTTCTCAGGTTCTTTTGAAGGAGAAGGAAGCGGTGTTACGGGTATTATTTCATCATCATATGCAGTAAGTGCATCAGTAGCACCATTTACTGGTATTACCGGTAAACCAACTTTAGTATCATCATCAATTCAACTAGGTTCAGATATTTCAGGTTCATTTACCAGCGTATCAGAATCTATTGCAAACAGTTTAGATTTAAGACTTACTACTGCATCCTCTAATGCTAATATAATTACATTTACAAAAGGAGGCGGGTCAACATTCAACCTGACAATCGATACAGGTTCAACTTCAGGTATCAGTAGTGTAGTAGCAGATACAACACCACAACTAGGAGGTAATTTAGACCTTAATACTAAGACAGTATCAGGTTCAGGAACAATTGATATTAACGGAAACATATCAGGTAGTTTACTAGACATTAGCGGAACAGGTACTTCGAAATTCTCAAGTCATCTACAAGCTCATTGTTTAGGTATAGGTACTTCACCATCTGGTACTTCAGGTCAAATAAATGCAACCAAAGGAGTATTCTCAGGTCATATATCAGGATCAAGTTTATCAGTCTCTGGTGACATCACAGGTAGCGCACTACTAGTCAATGGGGCTATAAATGCTACTGGAGATGTAACAGCGTTTCATTCTTCTGATGAAAGATTAAAAGATAATATAACTCCAATAGAGAGTGCAATAGATAAAATAAATCAAATAGGAGGATATGAATTTGATTGGAATAGTGATTCTGAGCATAGCGGTCACGATGTTGGTGTTATTGCTCAAGAAATCGAAAAAGTGCTGCCAGAGGTAGTAACAACAAGAGAAAACGGATTTAAAGCCGTACGTTATGAAAAAATAGTCGCGTTATTGATACAAGCTCTAAAAGAGCAGCAGTCACAAATTGATGATCTCACATCGAGATTATAGCGACAGAAACCAATTTATATGGAAATGACATACCCTACCTGGACTTACCAGGGCAGGATCTTCAATGATATATCAGACTTTCCAACCGGTACTCATGGATTTATTTATGAGGTTTTTCACAAACCTTCTGGACTAAAGTACCTTGGTAAGAAAGTATTGTTTTTCGAAAGAAATAAGAAGTTAGGAAAAAAAGCATTAGAAGCTTTAAAAGAAGAAAGAAAAGCAAAAGGTATCGGAGGTCGTACCCCACTTAAGCAAAAGGTTATTACTGAATCTGATTGGAAAGATTATTACGGATCTCATCCAAAGATAAAGCAACTTGTTAAAGATTCTAAAGATCTGAGAAAAGATTTTGAACGAAAAATTCTTGACATTGTACCTAACAAGAAGCTTTTAACGTATTATGAGTGTAAACACCTATTTATAAATGACGTACTAGAGACATATAGTCATCAATACATAAATGACAATATACTAGGTAAATTTTATAGAAAAGATTTTCATCATGCTAAAGATTAAAGAAATAATAGGGTTACCATCCTTACAGTACCATTTAGATAACAATCTAACGTTATCAGAGAATATCTACCGTTATAGCTCTGACGCCTTTATACAATTATTTGCTGAAGCAAGAGATGCTTGGAGAGACGGTTATATTACGTTAAACGAGGATGATCAAATATTATTAGAAAGCACCGATATAGGTGAGTATGGAGATTACAATGGAATGAAAGTACCTTTAGATTTACCGATGGTATCACCAGATAAGAACGCTTTGTTCGAAATAGGCTGCATGATTGATAACATGATCGAAAACGAGGATACGATTGACGAAGCTATGAGTATAGACGAAATGATCGATTACGATCTAGTCAAAGAGCTTGTCGAATCAATCGGCGGTACTATTAATATGGAAAGATTTAGACAAGCTGTAGAGATCCATAATGAAACATTCGACTATTCTGGATTTGACTTACTTAAAGCAGCAGTTGATTATATTCCTGAAGCAGAGTATAGAGGTAAAAAAGTAGCACTTAACAAACCAAAGCGTGGTGGATCTAAAAAGTTCTACGTTTATGTTAAGTCAAAGAAAGGTAACGTTAAAAAAGTATCATTTGGTGATACTAATCTTTCAGTTAAGTTAAAACAAAGAGGAGCTAGAGCATCTTTCGCAGCTCGTCATAAATGTTCAACAAAGAAAGACAAAACAAAAGCAGGTTATTGGTCTTGTAATATAGGCCGTTATTGGAAATCATTAGGTGGCGGATCAAACTTCTCAGGTTACTGGTAGACCTTATTCTGAAAAAAAAGAAAACGGTTATATATTAAGAGAGTTCTCTCACGATACTCCTTCATTTGAATTTGTATGGCATAGAGATAAAGAAGACCGTATGGTTGAATCTACACACACAACAGATTGGTTATTACAACTTGACAATCAAGTTCCCCAACGATTATCAAAAGACAAACTATTTATACCAAAAGAGACATATCACCGTTTGATAAAAGGAACTGGTGATTTAGTTGTAAAGATATGGCAAAAGGATTAACTTTAGGTAACTACGTAGGTGGTACTAAAAAAAAGAGACCAGGCATACATGCTAAGTCTAAAACATCTAAGCTAAAAGGTAGTAGGAACTACAAAAAGGCATACAGAGGACAAGGAAAATAATTATGAAACTATTAAATATTTTAACAGAAGAAAAAGGAATAGTAGCTGCTAATGCAACTATAAAGTTCCTTCGTGAAAAAATTTACCCTAAACTAAATGATAGTGACATGGATAAATTTGTTGTTGAAATGTGTGACCATTTAGATGCTACTCCTCCTTCATATAGATTAAATGAAGAAAATTATTACACTAGGTACAAGGAAGAAGCAAACCATTTAGAAGCAGAACTTAAAGATACGTACAACAGAGATGATATCGACGTAAGGATAATAGCACATTCAAATGGAGATAAAGCAATGGGTAAGGTAACAGTAAGAACTGAAGATGAGCTTCCACCTTCAGAATACCTTAACATAAAGAACACTTTATCTGCAAAAGGTTTTGACATAACAGGAGGAGCAAACTATTCAGAACGTGAAGACGATAGAATAGTTTACCCTACTATAAAATTTGAATTCAAGATATGAAACTATCCAAAGTCATATTACAAAACAATACAATAGTTGAAAACATTGAACTTGCATTAACTGCAAACGATGTAAAAAGATTGACTAAAAATATATCTGAAAAGTTAGAAGAATATTTAGATATTGAAAATAGAGATCTTTTAGAAACCACTGTTGCTGCTGCAATCAAAGAACTTATTGTAGAATAGTTTGGTTGTTTAAAATAATGTTCTTATCTTATATGAGATACGGACGGTTATGGATTACACTTTTCTTTTAGGATCAATTGAAAACATATTGGGCAAAAGTCACAAGAAAGCTAGAGACAATTATGCTTTCCACTGTCCTTTTTGTAATCATCGCAAACCTAAGTTAGAAATTAATATGCATACCAACGAAGAAGGTAAGAACTTCTGGGAGTGTTGGGTATGTCAAACTAGAGGTACAACTGTTCGTTCTTTGTTATACCAACTAAAAACTCCTAAAGAATCAGCAGTTGAAATATTAAGATACTTACCAAAAGGTGGTAGTATAGAATATAAAAACCTATCTATATTAGAGATACCTGGAGAGTATCAACCGTTACATAATGCTTCAAGTAGCTCAGTTGTAGCTAATATTGTAAAAAAATACCTATATGACAGAGGACTTACCGACAATGATTTTATTAAATATAGCATTGGGTACTGCACAACTGGAGACTATGGAGGAAGAGTTATTATCCCGAGTTATAATGGATCCAATCAACTCAACTTTTTTGTTGCACGAACTTATGACGGAAATTACTATAAGTACAAAAATCCAGAAGCTTCTAAAGACATAATCTTTTTTGAAAACTTAATCAATTGGAATGCACCTATTATACTCTGTGAAGGAGTATTTGATGCCATTGCTATCAGAAGAAACGTTATACCTTTATTAGGTAAAAGTATTTCCACTTCACTCTACAAAAAATTAATTACATCACCATTAACCGACATATACGTAGCTCTTGACACAGATGCAAGAGACCAAGCAATTAGTATGTCAGAAAAACTATTAAACCAAGGTAAGCGGGTCTTTTTGGTGGACCTACCAGGTAAGGACCCTTCTGAAATGGGTTTTACTGCATTTACCAAATTAATTCAACAAGCGGAGGAACTGGACCTTTCCAATTTAATGCTCCGAAAATTAGACCTATGATTAAACAAGGTATGAATATTCTCGAACAAAACGAGAAGAAAAGATTAGACTTTAACCCCGATTTAAAGCAAATTAATTTTTTAGACCGCAGAGTCTATAAGCGAGGCGAAGGAGTATATTACCCGTCCGTAACCACTATACTCCAATACATGCCCAAAAATAAGTTCTTCGAGACATGGATGAAGGACGTTGGGCATAACGCCGACCTTATAATGAGGAAAGCAGGTAAAGAAGGTACTCAAGTACATGAAGCAGCAGAAGACTTAGTAGAAGGAAAAGAAGTTAGCTGGATGGATGATTACGGTAGAGCTAAATACTCTCAGCTAGTTTGGGAAATGATACTTAGGTTTGCTGACTTTTGGAAGACTCATAAACCTGAACTTATATCTTCAGAACAATTCGTATGGTCCGACGAACATAAGTTTGCAGGTACAGCTGATATAGTATGTAAGATGAACGGAGAAGTGTGGCTAATAGATATTAAAACGTCTAACAGTATACATAAATCATATGACCTACAATTAGCTTCATATGCAAAAGGACTTGAAGAGAGTAGAGGTATAAAGATTGACAGAACTGCTATACTTTGGTTGAAAGCTCAATCAAGGGGACCGTCTAAACAAAAGAAAGTTATCCAAGGTAAAGGTTGGAAGCTATTGCAGATAGATGAAATCGATAAGAACTTTGAGTTGTTTAAACTCATTTACAAACTTTACGAATTGGAGAACCCTAATACTGAACCTATTTATAATAGTTACCCAACAACGGTGAAAGTATGAAAAAAAGTTTGATATATGCATTTATTTTACTATCTTTATATGGATGCGGGTCTTACACCCTCACTAACAATAAAGGTTATGAAATTAAAAGCATTCTTACTATTACCGAAGTTGGAGATACGATCGCTGTACCCTACAGACAGTTTGTCAAGTATAGAGACACTGAATTTGTTAGGTACAGATACAATAATAACTGGTACTGGAACAACTGGAGATACAACGATCCTTACTTCTGGTATCAATACAATAGCTGGAACGTATATGGACAATGGAATTACAATTACTACCGCAATAATTTTATTTATCAGCCTCGTAGTATCCCTAGTGTTAGACCGAAAGTTAAACCAAGACCTAGACCAAGACCTAGACCAAACGTCCCAAGAGAACCAAGAGAACCAAGAGAACCAAGACCATTAAATAATGAAAATATCAGACTTAATCCTAGAGAAACGCAACAGACCCAAACTCGTAGTAATGGCGGGGGGAGCAGGTACAGGCAAGTCGTACCTTCTCAATCAACTAGATCTAGGATCACTCCACCAAGTCAACCCAGACAAATACGTGGAGGATCCAGACAGTCCGGCATACAACAAACTAACTCCAGGGGTAGCTCTAGCCAACAAGGAGGCAGAAGCTCTGGCAGACGTCAAAACTAGCTTTGTTTGGGACACTACTGCATCTAATCCTGATAAGATAAAACTATTCTTAAACAAAGGGTATGATGTGTATATGGTTATGGTTTATACTCATCCAATGATAGCATACATATCTAACTTTTCAAGAAATCGAAACGTTCCTAGATCAGCAGTATTTTCAACTTGGAGAAATGTTTACGACCTAATTGACAACTACAACAAAATGTTAAAAGGTAATTTGTCAATTTTTGTAAACACTAGAGAAGGAAAATTTGATAAAGAAATAGAAGCATTTAATGCGGCAGCTAAAAACGGTGCAGCAGGAATATCTGACTATATCGAAAGATACAATAAAGCTAACGATACAGGTAAATCATCTTTTAGACAAGAATATGAAATGTCTGATCAAGAAAAACAAGAGTTCTATAATGCAGTCAAAAATGTAGACTACGATACAGATGACTATAGTGAAGATAGAGCACTTAAAAAATACTTCACAGATTGGTATAGAAAGAACGGCGTAGGGCCAGGTGATGATAAGATGGATAAAAAAGTACAGTCTCATAGAAGAGCGGCTGATAATGCATCTAAAAAACAAAAAAAGGTATTAGATGATATTGCTGATACTTTATATGATCCTATATTTCAGGAAAAACTTAAACACTCTACTCCTGCGGAGATTGACAGTAGAGTGCAAAACTTTTTAGCATAATGGCAATAGCACTTTACCCAGGAGGATTTAAACCACCCCATAGAGGTCATTTTGAAGTAGTAAAAAAACTACTCAATAATACACACGGTGGTAAAATATATGATAAAGAATCTGCTCAAGATGCAGCATCAAAAGCATTATCTGGAGAAAGTGATAAAGTAGAACCTATTAATAAGGTTGTAATATTTGTTGGAGAAAAAGATCGTAATGGTATATCAAAAGAGATAGCTATTAAGATATGGAATATTTATAAGAAATATTTAGGTAACGTAGAAGTTTATTCTGAAGTACCTAATCCTATGGCAAATGCTTCTGCTTATGCAAAGAAAAGACCAGAAGAAAAGTTTTATGCTGTAACAGGTATAAGAGGAGAAGACGATATGGTGGACCTTAGACGGATAACATCGTTTAAGAATAGAGAAAATGTACAAGGATTGGTATTTCCAGCACCAGGAGGAACAAGAGCTACTGATTTGAGAAACGCAGTTTTATCAGGTAGTTTAGATAGAGTGAGAGACTTCTTTCCTAAAGAGTTATCTAGAGAAGAACTTAATAAAATAATCAGTATGTTAAAACAAAGTATCATATCTGAAATAATGACTAATAAAGTAGATGAATTTTTTGATGAATGGTTTACAGAAACACAACCAGTTAACGAATTTTATTCTACTCCTGCTACTAGAACTAAAGCAACAATACCATCAGCTGATAGAGCTAAATTGGTAACTCTTTACAATAGAATAAGGAGTCAAATTGAAACAGATGGTGTAACTGTATCATTCAAAGATGATCATATCACTGTTACATTAGATGACAGTGAGTCAACAGGGTTTGACTACAAACCTTACTTAGCTTCTCTATTAGAGTATATGATTGAAGAAGGTATGAAGATCACTCCTTTACCAGAAATAAAAACAGTGAAAGATATATCTGAATCGTCAAACTTTTTTGGAAGAACTGCTTACTACGACCCCAATGTAAATGAAATAGTTCTTTACACAGAAGGTAGACATCCAAAAGATGTAGTTAGGTCTTTTGCACATGAAATGGTACACCACATGCAAAACCTAGAAGGTAGATTAGGTAAAATAGAAACTTCTAACACAAACGAATCAGAATACCTACTTAAATTAGAGCAAGAAGCTTACCTTACAGGTAATATTACTTTTAGAAATTGGGAAGATAAAATAAAAAACGGTTATGAAAAATCTTAATGAATTACTTGGTGTTGGGTACCCTCTTATGGAAGAAAAACCTAAACCTAAATATAAAATATATTGTGACATGGATGGAGTTCTTACTGACTTTGAAAGCAGGTTTGAACACTATACAGGAATGCATCCACAAGCATATGAAAAAGAAAAAGGTATAGCTGCTTTTTGGAACTTAATAGATGTAGAAGTTGGTGTAAAGTTTTGGGTAGGTATGCCATGGATGCCACAAGGTCAAGAGCTTTGGAATTTTATTAAACCTTATCAACCAGACTTACTAACTTCTCCTTCAAGAGATAATAACTCTAGATTAGGAAAAAACTTATGGGTAAAGAATAATCTAAACCCTAAACCGAAAGTAATATTTGCATACTCTGCTGTTAAGCAAAGATATGCTAATGAAAATAGTATACTAATTGACGATAAAAAGTCAAACATTAACGAATGGACAGCTAAAGGTGGTATTGCTATTAGATGTAAAGACGGAAATGTTACCCATGTTATAAAAAAATTAAAAGAACTAGGTTATGAATGAATCTCTACTTAAAAAAGAGTTTAAACAAAGTGATGTAGAAAGAGTTAGAAACTTAGTAAATAAAGACTTTACATCTAAAACCAAAATTCAGACAGGTTACCAGAAGTCATATGAATTTCATAAAGAGGGAGACATATGGGAAGAGTCTGGTAAAAAATGGACTATCAAGAATGGTTTGAAGCAAAATATTACCAAATTAGATAGTATAAAGCAAAAAGTAAAAATCCCTCTTAGTTGCCCTAAATGCAGTGGACCGATGAAACATTGGTTAGCAAAAAAAATGTATAAAATTCATGGATTTTGTTTTGACTGTACTATAGATTACGAAGCAACTTTAAAAAAAGCTGGACTATATGAGGAGTATGAGAAAAAAATGCTTACTGGTAATGTAGCAGCTTTTGCTAATGATTTAGAATCATGGGTAATGGAGACTTTAGCATCTAATATTTCTATGGTAACAGAGCAGGGTGATGTTGAAGAATGGCAAAACACTAGTAAGAAATTTGATCAAAAAATATTAAACGAATTGAATGGTTATTTAAAAGAGTTACGCAAACATATTTAACTCTATTTATAGTATATATAACCATTACAATGACCCAAAAAGAATTACTTGAATCTCTTTTACTGGAGATCAAACACATCAAAACTCACATGCCGAATGGTGAGCTGAAGCAGATGGCTAATGATTTTCAAAAAATGAAGGAAGATGTATCAGACTTAAAACGTACACTACTTAATCCTGATGATGGAGTCATAGTAAATACTAACAAAAATACTGAAAGCAGAATATATCATGAATCTAGAGCTGAACTATATGCTGAAAATGTAAGTAAGCTTAATGAGCTTCAAAGTTGGAAAGCAGGAGTGAATAGAGCTTTATGGATAATTTTTGGTATACTAGCATCAGTAATTATAAGAATGTTAATGATGCATTCAGAACAAGGATAGTATGACCAGTGAAGAAGTAAAAAATATTACATTAGAGTCTTTGAGAGACTGGTTTAAGAAAGAGAAGTGGGTTCGCATCTCTTCTTCTGGTAATATAGCTGGCCCTTGTGGTACTTCTAAAAATAAAAAGAACCCAGACAGATGTTTACCGAAAGCAAAAGCACAGTCATTAAGTAAAGCTCAAAGAGCGGCTACTGCTGCTAAGAAAAAGAAAGCAGGGTCTAAAGGAAAGACAGTCGTGAAAAATACAAAGAAAGCAACAGTAAAAAAAGAAAATACTAAACTTGCTGAAGTAGCAGCTCCAAGTACTGTACCCTCTAATATTATGTACAGCCTTAACACTACAAAAGGCATGTCCGGTAATCACCGCTACCATATTGGTACACTATTACAAGCTTTGCATAGAGGATCTACTATTCAAGATATGCAACCAGAAGAAAAATTCTATCTACATACTGTTAAATTTAATTCTAATGTCACTATCTTTCCAAAAGTAGTAAATGAAGATCCAGAGGAAGGTTACGATGATGATTTTAATATTCGTGATGTAGGTGAAACAGATGTAGTAATATACGACAATGGGGTAGAAGGATTAGATTACCCTGAACCTTTACCAGACGGCTGCAAGACTGCTAATCAATCCCCTAACTACTCTATCTATACTCACAGTAGAAATTTTAAAGTAGTTAAAGTTGAAGAATTAACTACAGGGTGGGATGGAGACGATTATAATGATAAAACAAATCTACATGTAAGAGCTTTATATGCTGCTTGCAAACTTGAATATATCCCAGATGTTGACGAAACAAAAAAAGCAACAGTAATGAAAAAAGTACCTAAAGCTACACAAACAGTGGATGAAAAAATTAAAAGACCTTCAATACAAGGTATAAAAAGAAAATTACGTAAGGCAATTACTAAAGAAGACATTACTAATTTAGTAATAGGTACTATAGCAGAGGTGCAACAAAAAGAAAACGTACTTCAAGAAGACGATAGATGTACTAGATTAGCTAAAAGCAAGTACGACACATGGCCATCAGCCTATGCTTCAGGAGCAGTAGTTAGGTGTAGAAGAGGTGAAATCTGGAAAAAGAAATAATATGAAGTTTCTTAGTATACTTTATGAAATGAAAAAAGATGCCTGTCCGGCAGCTACTCAAGACTTAGAATTAAATACTAAGAATAGAGATGCCTCGATAAAGGCTGACCACATACAGTACGGTCCTTTAAATGTTGATAAACCAGGTAGTTACTGGAAAGATATTGCTAAATACTGGAATACTACATTAGAAGCAGCAAAAGGCACCAACTGTAGTAACTGTGTAGCATTTGACATATCACCAAGAATGGATGACTGTATGCCCGGTGTAACATCTGATGAAGATGGTAGATTAGGTTACTGTTGGATGCACCACTTTAAATGTCATTCAGCTAGAAGCTGTAGAACATGGGCTAAAGGAGGACCAATATCAAATGATAAAGTATCATTAAAATGGAAGGAAAGAAATGACTAGAAAAGAAATGCTTAATACTATCAAAGAAGTGCTTCGAGAAGAAGCTACTATTGATAAATATATAACAGTTATTAGTGTCATAGACGGTAAACGTAATCTTGATAATGATCAAATACAAATGATCTTTCAAGGTGATGTACATGGTACATTTTATATTTACACCAATGAAGAAGGTGAATATGAAAACGAAAAGAAAATTACTAAAGAAGAAGCTTTAGAATACATTAAATACTACAATGCTAGACTTAAAGGAGACTCTGAAACAGAAGAACGTTTAGGAGCAAAACTAGGAGTATTAGGAATAGAATCTGAACTTAGATTTAATCATGGTGAGATATCAGGTGATCCTTCTGTATTTTCTTTAAATGAAGGCCCCGGTAAAGATTATTTAGATAAAGCTGCTAGAGCATATTTTCAAGCTAAAGATTTTGAAGATGCAAAACCTAAACCTAATCCTAACGATGTAGCAGCTTACATAGGCGAAGCTGAAACAGATGAGATAGATGAACATGTATTAAGAGATTTCATCAAAAAAGGTAACTATAAAGAAGTTCAAGTAGCAGAATACCAATTTGATGAAAATAAATATGATTTCTCTAAAGCAGCTGGAGCAGGAGAGTATGATAGTTCTATCATTATATTTAAAGTAGTAGACAAATCAGGTAAACATATTCTAATACCTGGTGATAGCGGTAAAAAATCTTACCCGTATTTATCCACTACAGATAGAGGTATTCTTGGAGACACATATCCTCTACTTGAAGCAGAACATGTAGAAATACTTAAAAGTATAGCTGATATTTTTCAACCAACTGATGTTTATGAAAACTACGATGACGGTAAAGTAAAAGGTAAATCAAAACCCGG